GGGAAAAATTCCTCCGAATGGGGCGCATAACCCCCTACCTTTTGCGATTTGCCGGGAGTTGGTGAGAAATGGCAAGACGAAAGCTGAATAAATGGGAGCGCATCGAGGCCGACGAATATTCTCGGCTCATGGTGATCTATTCGGGCCTTCCGAAGAATCGTTTGGCCGTTGCGGAAGGCCTGATCCGGCAGGCGGCGCGGCTGCGGGCGCGTCTGGATATGCTGTGGGAGGACTTGCAAATCAACGGCGAGACGGAGAGCTTCACGCAATCCGATAAAACGGAGCCTTATGAGCGGGAGCGCCCCGCGTCCCGGACGTTCACGGCGACGGACAAAAGCTATCAGTCGATCATCAAGCAGCTCAACGATATGGTTCCTCCTGCGGAGGAAGCGGACGCCCTGGCCGAATTTCTGAACGATGGATAATTTCATCCTGGCTTATTACCAGGGGATCCGGGACGGGAGCATTACCGTCGGCAAGTGGATCAAGCTGCTGTATGAGAAGATCGTGGACGGCATCGACAGTGGCGCTTACATCTTCGACCAGAAGAAGGCAAACCGGGCGATCAATTTCATTGAGCGGTTTGTGAAGCACAACAAGGGACCGCTTGCGCCGGGGCCGCTGCTGCTGGCGCTTTGGCAAAAGGCGGCGCTGTCCCTGATCTACGGCATCGTGGACGAAGAAGGAAAGCGCATCTTCCGCGAGGTTTTTCTTGTGGTAGGCCGAAAATGCGGAAAGACCCTGCTGGCGGCGGGAATCATGGCCTTTGAATCCTTCTATGACGGGGAGTTTGGCAGCGAAATATATTGCGTTGCCCCGAAGCTGGATCAAGCCGACCTGGTTTATTCCGCTTGGGAGTTCACGAAGGACAAAAATCCGGAATTCCTCAAGCGGACGAAAAAACGAAAAACCGATTACCTGATTCCGTCCACCAATACCACTGTAAAAAAAATCAGTTTCAATGAAAAGAAGGCCGACGGGTATTCACCTCTTTTGACCGTCGCGGACGAAATGAGTTCCTGGCCCGCGGCGCGCGGCCTGCGACAGTATGAGGTCATGGTTTCCGGCACGGGCGCGAGGGAACAGCCCTTGACGCTATCCATTTCTTCCAGCGGCTACGTTGACGGCGGGATATACGACGAGCTTTTCAAGCGCGGCACCCGCTTCCTGCTGGGGGACAGCCGGGAAAAGCGCCTGCTGCCGATCCTCTATACCATCGACGACATAAACAAATGGGACGATATAAACGAGCTGCGGAAAAGCCTGCCGGGGCTGGGGATCTCCGTCAAGAATCAGTTTATCCTTGACCAGATCGACACGGCAAATGAAAGCCTGTCCAAGCGCAGCGAGTTTTTGACCAAATACTGCAACATCAAGCAAAACAGCTCCGCCGCCTGGCTGAGTGTCCAGGACGTGGAAGCCTGCTGCGGGGAGGAACTGAAGCCGGAGGATTTCCGGGGAAGCTACGCCGTCGGCGGCATCGACCTGAGCCAGACGCGGGACCTGACAAGCTGCTGCATCGTGATCGAGAAGGGCGGGCAGCTCTACGTCCTGAGCAAGTTCTTTCTCCCGGCTGAGAAGATCGAGGAAGCGACGCAGCGGGACGGAGTCCCCTATTCTGCCTATATCACGCGGGGAATCCTCCAGCCAAGCGGGGATAATTTCATCGACTACCACGATTGTGAAGCCTGGTTCCGTCAGATGGTGGAGGAATACGAGATATTCCCGCTCCAAACCGGCTATGACCGATATTCGGCGCAGTATCTTGTCCAGGATATGAGCGCCTACGGCTTCCGCATGGACGACGTATATCAGGGGGACAACCTCTGGCCCTGCATCCAGGAGCTGGAGGGGATCATCAAAGACGGGCGGCTGCACATCGGCAACAACGACCTCCTGAAAATGCACCTGCTGAACAGCGCGATCAAGATGAACACCGAGCGGGGCCGGGGGCGGCTGGTGAAAGTCAATCCCTCCTTGCACATCGACGGAACGGCGGCGCTGCTGGATGCCATGACCGTCCGGCAGAAATGGTACAGCGAAATAGGCGAACAGCTAAGAAACGAAAGCGGTGATTGACACGGGACTTTTTGACAGACTCTTCGGGCATCGACCGAAGCCGACAGGAAAAGAAGAAAAAGTGAGGATGCTGACGGGGTATGAACCGTCGTTCCATCGATTCGGGGGAGACATTTACGAATCCGAACTGGTGCGGGCGGCGATCGGGGCCATCGCGACACAAATCAGCAAACTGGCGGTGACCGTGGAAGGGAGCGCAAAGCCCGCACTGCAAGCCAAACTCCGGCACGGCCCGAACCAGCTGGAGACATGGAGCCAGTTCCTTTACCGTCTGGCGACTATCCTGTATGTCCACAACACCGCCTTTATCGTCCCCGTCTTCGATGACTTTGGCGAGGTCTCCGGCATCTTCCCGGCGCTGCCGGAGAAGTGCGAGGTCGTGACTTACGGCGACACGCTGTATCTCCGCTATAAATTCTCCTGGGGCGAGTGGGCAGCCATCGAGTTTGATTCCTGCGGCCTGCTGACCCGGTTCCAGTATCGCAGCGATATGTTTGGAGAAAGCAACCGGGCGCTGCTGCCGACCATGGAACTTATCAATATCCAGAATCAGGGCATCCAGGAGGGCGTCAAGAGCGCGGCGACCTACCGCTTCATGGCGAAGCTGTCCAATTTCTCCAAGGCGGAGGACCTGAAAAAAGAGCGGCAGCGGTTCACGGAGGAGAACTTCGGGAAAGAGAACAAGAGCGGCGGCCTGCTGCTGTTCCCGAATACTTACCAGGACGTAAAGCAGATCGAGGTAAAGCCCTTTGTCAGCGACGCCGACACCATGAAGATCGTGAAGGATTCCGTCTTTGAGTATTTCGGCGTCAATGAAGCGGTGTTGACCAACACAGCATATGGCGACGCCTGGGCCGCGTTCTATGAGGGCGTGGTGGAGCCTTTTGCGATCCAGTTCAGCGAGACAATGACCCGGATGCTCTTTACCTTTCGGGAGCAGAGCCAGGGCAACCGTGTCTTTGCCACGGCAAACCGGCTGCAATACATGACCAACGCGGACAAACTGAACGTCTCCGCCCAAATGCTGGACCGGGGGATCATGTCCATCAACGACGTCCGGGAGATCTGGCAGCTGCCGCCGGTGGAGGGCGGAGATTCCCGTATCATCCGGGGCGAATATTACAACGCCGATCAGAAAGTGAGTGACGACAATGCCGAATAAAGACATCAACGAAAAGCTGACTGAGGGACGGCAGTACCGCGCCGTCATGGAGGTCCGGGCGCTGCCCGGAGAGAATAAGGCCCGGATCGTGGAGGGCTACGCCACCACCTTCAATCAACCCTATGAGCTGTGGCGGGACGGCCCGGACTACATCTTCCTGGAGCAGGTGGACCGGGGCGCTTTCGACAAGACCGACATGAGCGACGTGATCATGCAGTACGACCATGAGGGCCGGGTATTCGCCCGGACCAGCAACGGCACCCTGGAGCTGCGGACGGACGACCACGGCCTGCACATCCGGGCAGACCTGAGCGGGACGGAGATCGGGCGGCAGCTCTATGAGGAAATCAAGGGCGGCTATACCGACAAAATGAGCTTTGGCTTTACCGTGGACAGCGACGAACGCCTGATTACGGAGGAGGCCGGGGTGGTCACGATCCTGCGGACCATCAAGAGCATCGGCAAGCTGTACGACGTTTCTGCCGTGAGCCTGCCTGCCAATAACGCAACCGAGATTTCGGCCCGGAGCTGGTGCGACGGAGTGATCGCGCAGCTCACGGAGGAGCGCCGGGAGGCCGAAGCGCGGGAGCGGAAGAAACAGAAAATCAAGATCATGCTCAATCTCTGAGCGGAAAGGAAATGCAAATGGAAATCAAGAACATGACCGTTGAGCAGATCGAGGCCCGCAAGGCCGAGATCGCCAAGGAGCTGGAAACCGAGGGCGCAGACCTGGACAAGCTCCAGGAGGAAGTCAAGAGCCTGAACGCCGAGCTGGAAGCCCGCAAGGCCGCCGAGGCGAAGAAGGCCGAAATCCGCAAGGCCGTTGCCGCCGGGGCCGGTCAGACCGTGGCCGCTGCGCCCGCCGCCGCCGACAAGCCGGTGGAGGTGCGCAACAGCCCCGCCTATATCGAGGCCTATGCCAATTACATCAAGACCGGCAGTGACCGGGAAGCCCGCGCCCTGCTGACCGAGAACGTCAGCGGCACCCTGCCCGTGCCTGAGTTCATCGACGGCATCATCCGCACCGCCTGGGAGCGGGATGGCATCGTGAGCCGCGTCCGCCGGACCTTCATCCGGGGCAATCTCCGCGTTCCCTTCGAGCTGAGCGCAACCGGAGCCTGGGTGCATACCGAAGGCACCACCGCCGTCACCGAGGAAACCCTGACCCTGGGCATCGTCGAAATGCGGCCCGCGACTATCAAGAAATGGATCTCCATTTCCGATGAGGCTATGGCCATGGGCGGCGAGGCGTTCCTCCGGTACGTCTATGACGAGATCGCCTATCAGATCGTCAAGAAGCTGGCCAGCCTGATCGTGGCAGATATCACCGGCAGCCCCACCAGCTCCGACGACGACGAGGTGGGCGTCCCCAAGGTGACGCTGGCCCCCAGCACCACCACCATCGCCACCGCCGCCGCCAACCTGAGCGACGAGGCCCGCGACGTGGTCATTATTATGAACCGGCTGACCGAGGCTGCCTTCATCGAGGCCTATGCCGCCGGGAACTTCGCCGTTGACCCCTTCGCCGGTCTGACGAAGGTCTACACCTCCGCCCTGCCCGCCTATTCCAGCGCCGACGCCTCCGCCGTGTACGCCATCGTGGGCGATCTGCGGGGCGTCCAGGTCAACTATCCCGAAGGGGACGACGTGGCGATCAAGTTTGACGACCTGAGCCTGGCGGAGAAGGACCTGGTGAAGATCGTGGGCCGCCAGTACGCCGCCCACGACGTGACCGGGCCGGGGATGCTGGTGAATATCGCCAAGCCCGCCGCCGTGACTACCTGATGAAGGTCCGGCTGACGAAGAAAGCCACCATTAAAGCCCTTGCCGGGGAGATCGTCGAGGTCTCCCCGGACAACGGCAAATGGCTGGTGAGTAACGGCCTTGCGGAGTTGGTGCTGGCTGACAGCATCGAGATTCCCGAAAAGGCCATCCGGCGGGAAACGCCTGAAAAGGCGACTACCAAAACGATGAGGAAGAAATGAGCATGAAGCTGCTGATCGCGGTCCCCACGCTGGACACGGTGCCGGTGGATTTCCTGGAAAGCCTGTCCCGGCTCATTATCCGGCTGAAGGACGACGGGGTAGATTTCGCCCTGAAGATCGAGGCCGGGACGCTGGTCTACTTCGCCAGGGAAAGCCTGACCCGGTACGCCATCCTGAACAAGTTCACCCACGTCCTGTGGCTGGACAGCGATATGGTTTTCGATTCCGGGATCGCGGACGATCTGCAATTCTGTGGGAAAAAGATCGTGACCGGGATCGCGCACAGCCGGAGGCCGCCTTACAGCTCATGCCTGTTTACCCAAATCTTTCCCGGCGTGGAGAAGTGGAAAGGCAACGAATACCCCGCGGCGCCCTTCCGGGTGGCCGCCTGCGGCATGGCCGCCTGCCTGGTTGCCGTGGAGGTGCTGGAGAAGGTGCGGGAGAAATTCGGCAACTGCTTCCAGCCCATGACGGACCCCATCACCTACGGCGAGGACGTGGCTTTCTGCTGGCGTGCTTCGCAATGCGGATTTGAGATTTGGGCGGACCCCGCCGTGCGCGTGGGTCATGTGGGCCGGACGGTGATCTGGCCGGAGGACTGGAGGGAAAGCCCGTGAAGGTGCTGATCGCCGCCCCGCTGCGGCAGGAGGTCAAAATCTTCCGGGAGTATCAGGGCGGGCTTGACCGACTGATCGTCCCGGAGGGCGTGACCGTTGATCGCTATTTCGTGGTGAACGACTGCCCGGAGGTGATCCCGGAAATCCGGGACGCAGCCTATGACGTGCTGGACACGGGGGACCGCTTCCAGAAATCCGACAACGACCACCTGTGGACGCGGGAAAACCTGGACAAGATGCCCGCGCTGCGGAATATGACCGTCAGACGCGCCCTGGAGGGCGGCTACGATTATCTTTTCTCCGTGGACACGGATATTGTCCTTCACCCGGAAACGCTGCTGAGGCTGCTGGAGGCGGACAAGGATATCATTTCCGAGCTGTTCTGGACCAACGGATGGTGTAATGCCTGGATGTACGACCAGAGCAGCGGCATGGAAAAGGCCTGGGTCCGCCCCGGGCTTTACCAGGTAGGAATGACCGGGGCCTGCACGCTGATGAACACAAAAGTATTCATGGCGGGGGCAGACTTCACGCCGATCCCGAATATCCGCAAGGCCTTGTGGGGTGAGGATCGCTGGTTTTGCATCCGGGCCGCCGTGCTGGGCTTTGAGATGTGGATCGACACCCATTGCCCGCCTTGGCACCTCTACTCCGAGAAGGAATACCAGAATTACATGAGGAGGGCCGAATATGCTGAATGAGACCAAGCTGGCCCTGAGAATCAAAACGAATATCTACGACGCGGAGATCGCCCGGCTGATCGAGGCCGCCGTGGGGGACCTGGGCATCGTGGACGTGGACGCGGCGGGCGTGAGCTTCATCATTTCCGCCACCACAACGGGCGAGACCGTCACGGACAACAGCACGATCACCGACCAACTCCTGATCCGGGCGATCATCACCTATGTTCGCCTGCATTTCGGCAGCCCGGACGACTATGACAAGCTGGAGCGGAGCTACAACGAGCAGAAGGCGCAGCTCATCACCGCCAGCGGCTACGGCCTGCCCGCTGCGGAGGTGGTCTGATGGTACGGGCTGACGTGATCGCCCTGGTGGGCGAAACGCCGGGCGCTCATGGCGTCTTTGACCCGCCAGAGGAGACCCGCAAAGCCGTGCCCTGCACCGTGCGCAGCGTGGGCTATAACGAGTTCTATGCCGCCCGGAACGCGGGGATCGAGCCGTCTGTGGTCTTTGTGCTGGCGCTGGCCGAGGATTACGCCGGGGAGAAGATCGTGGAGTGGAACGGCGTCCGTTACCGCGTCGTGCGGACCTGGATGCAGGGGGACGGGATCGAGATCACCTGCGAACCTGCGACGAATGACCGGGAGGCGGTGACGACGGCATGAACGAGCTTTTGACCGAGCTGCAAAAGCTGGGGAGCTTCGCGGCCTACGCCTGGAGCCATGCCCCGGCGGACAACTACGGCGTGATCGCCATCGACGGGCAGAACGCGCTGCGGGCCGGGGACGTGACCGCCGAGAAGGTACCGGAGGGGACAATCGACTGGTTCACCCGCTCCCCGGCGTCCACCGTGCCGGGGGAAGTGGAAAGCCTGCTGGACCGGCTGGGCGCGTCCTGGTATCTCAATTCCGTGCAGTATGAGAGCGACACCGGCCTCCTGCACTACGAATGGGTGTGGCAGTATGGCTAAAATCAGCATGGAAGGGCTGTATCAGTATGAAAAGCTGCTGGCTGAGCTGGGCGCCGATACGGTGAAGATGGCAAAGTACGCCATCTATCCAGCCGCCGGTGAAGTGCTGGACGCCCTGAAGGCGGCCACGCCCAGGGACACCGGGGACTTGCGGGACAGCGAAATCCTCACCCGCTTTGTCACCGACGAAGGCCAGGTCTATACCGCCGTCGTCTTCGACGGCTATGACCGGAACGGGACACCAAACAGCCTGAAGGCCCGCGCCATCGAGAGCGGGACCAGCCGTATGAAGAAGCGCCCGTTTATCCGCCCCACGGTAAACCGAATCAGGCAGCGGGTGATCGACACGATTGCCCAAGGCACAGACGAATATATCTCAAAAGTCATGGAGGGAAAATAAATGGCTAGAATCGGCCTGAGCAAGCCCTATATTGCGACCTATGCCAACAACAACGGCACGGTCACCTACACCGCCCGGACCGTCCTGGGCAAATACACCAACATCGACATGAGCCTGGACAGCGCGGACGAAAACATCCTCTACGCTGACAACGGCCCTGCCGAAACCGACAGCCAGTTCTCCGGCGGCACCGTCACCGTCACCACCGACGATCTGAGGGCCGACGCCTTCAAGACCGCCCTGGGCCTGGTGGAGGAAGCTATCGCCGCGACGATGGCCACCACGTCTCCCACGCCCAAATGGATGGTCTTCAACGATTCCCAGGCGGCCCCCTATTTCGCCCTGGGCGGAATCATCAAGAAGAAGGTGAACGGGGCTTACAAGTACCAGGCTTTCGTCCTGGAAAAGGTCAAGTTCAAAAATCCCGATCTCAGCGTGGCGACCCAGGGAGAGACCATCGAATGGCAGACGCCGGAGCTGGAGGCGACGATCCTCCGCAGCGACGCAAGCGGCCATCCCTGGTATCGTATGTCCACCGAGCTGGACAGCGAGGAAGATGCCGTCGCGGCTATCGAGGCCTATCTGGTGGTCAGCGGGGGTTAATGCATGAAGATTGTCGAAATCGAAGCCCTGGGTGAAAAGCGGCTCATGTGCTGCAATCTCAGGACGATGAAGCAGATCACCCAGAAATTCGGCGGCAGCGCCGAAATGCGGGAAAAGCTCTCCGGGGCGAATGTGGACGATACGCTGGATACGGCGATCTGGCTGATTTCGGCAATGCTGGACGGGGGGTACAGGTACGCTCAGAAAAACGGCGTTCCCTGCGCCCCTCCGCCCACGGAGGACGAGCTGCTGGATTCCTTCGGCCTGGATGATCTCATGGACCTCCAGCGCAAGGCCATGGAGGCCATGCAGGCCACCAGCGAACCGGACGTCAAGGCGGAGGCCATCGAAAGAAAAAACGGATAAGCCGGGCCGGTCCGACCGACCCGGCGTGGCTGGAATGGTACGGGCTGCACATCGGCCTGACCTATGACGAAACCCTTGACCTACCCCTGGGGGAGCTGCTGACGCTGATCAACATCGACCAGATCAAGAGCGGGATCGCCAGGGAGAAGAAAGAGGAAACCTTCTGGGACCTCCTGAAGAGGAAATGAAACGGGGGTGATCCGGGTGGCTGTTGATATCGGCCCCCGAATAACGTATCGGGATTGAGGGCGAATCTGATTTCCGAAAGCAGATCAAGAACGTAAACGAGCAGATCAAGACCCTGGGGACGGAAATGAAGGTCGTGGAAGCGGCCTTCGAGGGGCAGGAAAAGAGCGAAGAAGCCCTGACCGCCAAGAGCCGGGTCCTGACTGAGGAAATAGGCAAACAGCGGGAAAAGGTCGATCTTCTGACCAAGGGACTGAAAGAATCCGCCGAAAAATACGGCGAGAACGATGAGCGGACCCTGAAATGGCAGCAGGCGGTGAACAACGCCACCGCAGAGCTGTCCAAAATGGAGAATCAGCTCGATAAGACCACCGCCGAGCTGAACGACGAAGCCTCCGGCGCGGACAAGGCGGGGAAAGCCACCAAGGATGCCGGAGAGGACGCGGAAGAATCATCCAAGGGCTGGTCTAGCCTGAAAACCGTGGTGGCCAGCGTGGGGGCGGAAATGGCTGCGGCGGCGGTTGCCGCAGGGAAAGCCGCGTTTGAGCTTGGGAAATCGGTTGTTCAGGCCTTTGCAGACTACGAGCAGCTTTCCGGCGGTGTAGAGACCCTTTTCGGGGACGCGGCGGATGATGTACAGAAATTTGCAGACAGAGCTTTCCAAACTGCGGGAATGTCTGCGAATGAGTACATGGAAACCGTCACCGGGTTTTCTGCCTCTTTGATTCAGTCCTTGGAGGGGGACACGGACAAAGCCGCGACGCTGGCCGACAAAGCAATCATTGATATGTCGGACAATGCAAACAAGATGGGTTCCGATATATCCAGCCTGCAAAATGCTTATGCCGGATTTGCCAAAGGGCAATTCAACATGCTGGATAACCTCAAATTGGGGTACGGCGGCACAAAGAGCGAAATGGAACGCCTGCTGGAGGACGCGGAAGCCCTGACCGGTGTTGAGTATGACATTGACAGTTATGCTGATATCATCGAGGCCATTCACGCCATCCAGGACGAAATGGGAATCACCGGGACAACGGCAAAAGAATCTTCTCAAACCGTTTCCGGGTCTATCTCTGCTATGGAATCCGCCTATCAAAACCTTCTGGCAGGGCTGGGGCGAGACGGGGCAGAGGTGCAGGAACTATCCCAGATGTTGATTGATTCCTTTGTCACGGTGGTCGATAACGTCGCCCCCATAATCGGCCAGCTTGCGGAATCCCTCCCCGTGGCGATTACGGCGCTTGTGGGGGCTGCCATGGATCAGCTCCCGATGCTGCTTGATACTGCCGTTGAACTTTTCAATGCGGTGCTCACGCAGCTTGTCGCGCTCATTCCTGATCTGGTCCCCGTGATCGTGGACGCTGTTCTGACAATCGCGCAAACGCTGATAGACAATCTCCCGACGATCATTGAGGGCGGTATTCAGCTTATTTTGGCCCTTGTCAGTGGGCTGGCGGAGGCTACACCGCAGCTAATTCCTCCGATGATTGACGCGATACTTACGCTTGTAGACGCCTTGATCGACAACCTTGATATGCTCATTGAGGCGGCTATCCAGATTATTGTCGCTCTGGCCGGTGGCCTGATTGATGCCCTGCCCCGGCTGCTGGAGAAGGCGCCGGAGATCGTCGTCAGCCTGGCGGAGGCCATCATCAAGGCCGCGCCGAAGCTGGTGGAGGCCGCGCTGGAACTGATCCTGAAGCTGGCCGAGGGCCTGTTTTCCTTCTTCTTCAAAATCAAGGAAAAAGGCCGGGAAATGGTGGATTCCGTCAAAGAGGGGT